GGGATTATGCGTTGCCGGATTTTGCCAGACTTAAGATTTCAATGCGCGATCCCGGCGAGTTCGTCGAGCGCCTGTCGGGCGCTGTCGGATCGGGCGAAATATCACCTTATCATCCGAAGACCGAGACGCTTTTCGACATCATCCAGGGTTCGACAGCGTGACCATCTGCGAGCCGCCAACAGAACATATCGCCGAGCCCTACCACTGGATTAGGCAGGGCGGCGATACGTTCCCGGCCATGTGGGACATGGAAGCGCGGCGCTGGAAGTTCTTCGGCGATCCAGTTGGGCTGTCCGATGCTGCAGCTGGGGAGGCTGGGTGCGTTTGGTACGGGGTCGACCGGCACCCAGCGCTGGCATCAGAACGGTAGTAGGCCCATTTCCTTAATTTGGCGGGAGCACGGAACGAATCGCCGAGATATATGGCGGAAGATATGCCGATGCTCCCAGTTCAAGCGGGTGAACGCCGTCAAAGGTGAGGGAAGAGTTTAGGTTAAACGCTCCATTCAGAAACAGCGGGCTACCATCGACATCAGCCAGAGCGTCAGCAAAAGTCCGCCAGTTCAGCCGTAACCATTGATTGTAGGCAATCGTATTTGTCGCGACGCTCCCGTTTGCTGTCTGGGGGCAACTCCCCAGACCTGATGCAGTTGTATTGCAAATCTGCGGGATCGTCTGAACAATGATTTTCACGTTCGGTCCAAGCGCCCTGATCGTCTGAGCGTAGGACACGACTTGCGTTTCTAGCTGAGCCGCTGTCAGTAGGCCGATATTGAAACTGTTGATGCCGTCCTCGATAACGACGATGAAGGCTTGGGCATTCGGGTCATACTCGCGAGCGAGATAATTCGAAAAGTTTGATACGCTCGCTGACATCTGAGCGGCTGGAACACCGTTGTTATACCAACGGCATGGAAAGCCAACCTGCTGAAGTTGATTCCACCATCCGCGCAGACGCAGGGAATTGTAGCCGAACAGGATGCTGTCGCCGCTTCCTGCGATAACGCAGCGGGACTGCGGCTTCATCCCGGTTGCCACGATCGCCGCGTTCATGATCGCAGTAAGCTGGGCATCCGTTAGGGTTGTGGCGAAATAAAGCTCGGCCACCACATCCTGTGAGCCAGAATTTCCCACCGCGCTAGTGCTGCCGATAACACCATCGGTGTAAGCGACGCCAGACCCGAATGAACTTCCATTAATATCGAACTGTGTCGTCTTGATCTTTAAGGCAGAGCCAGAAGAACTGAAGATGAAGATGTCTGCATTGGTCGTCGCCGGGCCGAAGGTAATGCCATTGACCGCGCGAATCCCAGCAACAGACCCATTTGCATATTGGAATACGGTGTTTCCGCCATTCATAGATAGTGCGACGGTTTGTTTGATATCCGATCGCACTCTGGTGATCGTCACCAGAGTAGAGGTCAGCGGCGTCATCGAAACTGTATTCGCAAACGACATATAATTCGATGGACCGGACCCTGTGTCTTGGTTTGCCACGGACGTGATCGCATGCCGGTTCCCGACCATGTTTGAATAGTACTGGAAACCATTCGCGCTTGTTCCGGTCGCGTTATTCCCATTCCCGCATTGGTCGTACAAAGTATCGACGTAATTTGATGTCGACCCGGCCACGAAATCGTCCGCCGTGATATAATCGAGATCGCCATTTAGAAGATTGATTGTCTTGCTTCCGGCCGCTGTGGTGAGGCTCAGCGCCGCCGACCCTGCGTATCCCGACCACAATTGCATGGTCCCGAGGCACCAAAGAGGCTGCGGCGCGCCAGCCGCTAGGGCGGCATCGACGATCAAGGGAACCTGATTCGTCCCCGCTGGGCTAGCGATGAAAAGTGGCGCCCACACCGCCGATCTTGGCGTGAGATCAACCGGCGTATAGATCGTCCCATTGTAATTCCAGCGCGTGGGAGGCTCGACTATTGCGAAGGGGTTGGCCGCGCCCGATCCATCCCCGCTTACAGTGCCCTTGATGAAACCGGAGTAACCAAAGCCTGGGTTTGTGATAACGTAGCCAGTCACCCCGCCGCCAGAAATCGTAGCAGTGCAAGTTGCCTGAATATTTCCGATCGTCCCGGTTGGAGCGGGCAATGTGCATGTCGCCGTTGTGTAACCCGAGCCGGCTCCGGAAATTTGCTGCAATGCCGTTATTCTGCCTCCACTGAACCCGTGGGCTGAGTCATCATTTGGTCCCGGGGGTCTATTGAAGACATTCAGGCCGAGAGTCCCATCGGACTGGATCGACAGCTGGGGGCCGACTTTGATGCCGCCAGCGACGTTGGGGCTGGCCTGTGGGGTGGGCGGCGTACTCGTCCTCGCTTGTCCCCACGCAATAGCCGGGAAGAACGCCAGGACCAGCGCGAGATAGCGGAAAGTGCTCATGCTCATCATCCTCACCGGCCCGAATAACAAACGTTGAGGGTGTTGATCGGGGCGACCGCACCGGTTGCGCCCACCGCCAGGACCACCTGGATTTTGGGGAGACTGGCCGACTCGCCGAGATAAAGCTGGAGGGAGCCCAGCGGGGGGCTGGCAGAGGCATCAGCCGTTCCCATGGGATTAAATCGGAGACAAACCCCGTCCGTCCCCGCAGCACTGCATTCCGGGAAGAAGTTGGCATACATGGTCCCATCTGGAATTGTGAGCAGCTGGGATGTTGCGAGCTGGGCGGCGGTGAATTGCTGGCAGCCTAAATAGCGCGTGCTCGGAGGCTGCTGAGCCATCGCCGGCATACTCAGCCCAACCGCAGACACGACTAAGATTCGCCGCACCAGCAGCGCAGAAAATGACGCCATTTGGCTCACCTATTGTTTAGGGATTGGCAATAAAAAACCGCCCAAAGGCGGCTGGATTTAAGAAGCTGTCGGGGCTGGCAACTGACGCTGTATCATCGGCGGAAGCGAATTATAGAAAGACGCCCATCGCGGATCGTCCGGTTGGATTTCAGCCTGATTGGGGAATTCATCGGGGTCTTGCGGACCGCCGAAATACGATACGACTACGGTCATGCCGGAATCGGAAAACTGAACGTTCATTGTTAAATCCTGTACGCGCAGCTGTTCACACTAAATGCCATTGTCCCGGCCCCAGTGGTGGCGCCGTAGAAAACTTGGCGGTTATTGCTCGGAATCATCTGATCTGTGACTGTGCCGAAGAACGCCAATCCAGTCCCCCCAACGGCGGCATAGGAAGCCGTCCCGCTATTCAGGGGGAAAATATTCGCCGCGCAGGTCGAGGAAACGCTTGATCCGATTGTGATGACCAGATCCACGGAGAGGGCATTGAAGGGAATGCCTGCAGCGAGGGAAAGAGCGGTGGGGATTGCTTTCTGCGCGCTGCTGGAGATGATGACCGTCGCGTCGAGCGCTATTTTCCGGCCAAGCTGAGCCCCCGGCACGAACTGTCGGCTGGCGTTGGTTCGCCACACCGAGACCAAGCCGGAGAAAGTATATCCGGCGGGCATATTGGCGCCCCCATAGATCATCGGCGCGATCGCAGATGTGGCATCGGTGGCGAGGAGTGCGCTTACGCCTGAGGTGGGGTTGTAGATCACATAGACGGCGACATAGCCGGAAACCGGGGCAAGCCCTGTATCCATTCCCCCAACGCCGGTAGTCGACAGGTTGACGGAATGATTAAACTGGCCGGTTCGATGGACTTGACCGCCGAGGGCAATGCCGGTGATCACCTGATCCGCCGTATAAGTAGCCGTGGCGGAAGCTGTCGGGACGGTGATTTGTGCATTGATGGCATTGCCGACAACCGGCGATGCGCCGATCAGCTGCCTAAGCGTTGCGTACTGATCATTCGACACAGCATCGGCCACCCCGGTATGCTTCTGCCCGTTCATCGGCAGATCGGCCGTAGGGAAGTTCTGCCCGTCCTTTGCAATTGTATTGGTAATCGCGTTGGCTAAGTCCTGATCCTGATAGTCGTGATCAGCTGTGGTGATATTGACATCGCCGGCCGCCTTGGTATCCGCCCAAGCAGTGACGCCGCTTGCGACCGGTGTTTGCCGTACGACTACGCCTGAACCGTTCCAGCCCATGGAAAGCTCTCGATCTGTCTAATGGACGATAGTAAAGGGAGGTGCTAAACTCACGGCCCACATCAGGAGACCGCGTTCGTGCGCTTCGTAATTCCTGTTTTCTTTTTGGTTCTCTGTGCCTGTACGGCGCCAATCAAGATGCGCAACGCGGCAACCGGCCAGGTTGCTACCTGCGGTCCCTACAAGGAAACCGGCCTTGGAACCCCCGAGCGGGAAGCCCAATGCATCAGTGATTTCCAGCGCCAGGGCTACGAACGGGCGCCCGATTAATGCTTAGAGGCATCAGGCGATTATTCGCCACGCTCGCCGTTCTCTGGTTGATCGTCGCTGGACTTGTTTGGGCGTCCGGACCTTCTCCAGATCCATCCGGGGAACTAAAAACCATCCTTATCGAGGCCGGCATCCTCTACGGAATCGGCTGGCTGATCACTTTCGTTGCTCAGGGTTTCCGGTTCCGCAAGCCGCCGACGATTATTGACGTGACTCCTGGGTCGCCGCGGCGCCGCTGAGATATGGCAAGAAGGCAAGCGGGTTTCCTGCTGGCTGAATCGCCTGCTTGTCCATCAGTGCCTTGATGAGCTGCAGGCGCGCGGTATTCGCCTCAGAATCGGGACTAAATAGGCGCTGCGCAAGAAGGTTTGTGGTTTCGCTATTCGCGCCTTCGCCGAACCGCGCCGCAATCGATTCGAGCTTGGGGCCGAATAGGCGGAACGCCGCCCCCGGAATATTGCCACCCATGACATGGGCTGTTGCCTCTCCGACGTTCTTGAGCGGCGCTAGGCTGCTTTGCAGATCCGCCTGATCCGCTAGACGGGGAGCCGTGTTGGAATTTCCCAGCATATTGGTTTTTGTCTTGAACATCTGATTTTCGATGCCAAGATTCTGCGATAGCTGGTTCAATGCCTCCGGATCGTCAAACGCAGCTGCGATAGATGCCCGGGTCGCCGGCTTTCCGAACAGCGCCCTAACTTCATTCGCGCCATCCGCCGTGTTCTGTATCTTCGCCAGCATCGCCTGCTGAACCCCAATCCTGAACATCGGCTGGCTTTCCGCCGGAAGGGATTGGAGCGTCTGAGCAACATCTTGTGGCGCCGTTTTGAACACATCAGCGCCCTGCTTCAGCGCATCGAGGCTTACAGCTGGGCCGGCAAAGGCTTGGCGTGCAGCCGGATAGGTGTCTGGGTATTTTGCATCCATGAACTGCAGGAAGCGCGTGCGCAGCGCATTGGCTGTCCTCGCAGCTCCAGCATCACCGCTCGATTTGGCCGCCAACCATGAATCGTCAATGCCCTGTTTAATCCGATCCAGGGTGTCAGGCGGGAAGGCTGCGCCTTTAACGCCGATCGGACCGCCAGCTTCGTCGAATTTGACCAGGCTGGTCAGGGGCTCGCCGCCCTCATCAAGTATCGATGCATTCGCCCGCGCCAGTGCGCTTTTGAATGTCGGCGAGGTCATGAATTGTTGAACTTGGCGCGCAGGAACCGGAGGGGATGCGCGAAAGGCATCATACAGCGGCCCGGCGTCTGCCTGCTGCTTGGCAACTAGATCGCTGGCAGCCTTGAAGGCATCGTCGCTCCCCAGAGCCTGCTTGACATCGCCGATTATGCGATCAGCCGAACCGCCCTGACGGAACATGTCATACTCGCCATTAACTCCCGCCCCGAGGTCTCGGTTTTCCAGGAACTGCGTTGCCTGGGCGCCAGCCTCGCTAGGAATGTCCAGGCTTGCCCTTGCAATTCGCTGAGTGGCTTTTCCGCCAACATCGGCCAGCGTTACCGGCTTGTCAGGGAATTGCGCGATGGTGCTCGAAACCTCCGCTGGATCGACCTTATCGGCTGCGAATTTCGAGGCGATAATCTGATCGGCTCTCGCCGATGGATCGTAGAGCCCGAAAGCATTCTTCACCAAATTCCCGGCACCGCTTGCCGCAGCCTCGATGCCAGCAGGTGCGAGCCCGCCAAGCAGGCTCCCGATGAGGGGGGCCACACTACTATCCGGAAAATAGTGTTGCCCTGTCTTTGCCCCGATGCCACTTCCTGCTGCGCTCAGCAGCGCGCGCGGGCCAACCATGCCCATGCTAGCTGCGCTGCCTGCGCCTTCGGAACCGGCAGCAAGGAGTTTCTCTGGAATGCTCTGCGGCTGAAGCTCCGGCCGATCGATTATTCCTGCATCGCGGGCGACCTGGAGGTTCTTACCTTCATTGTTAACCACCGCATCGGTCAGCGGTTTTTGCGGCAGATCGAGGGCGCCGACTTCGTTCATCACGTTGAGCGCAGCTTGCCCGGGAACGCCCTGAGCAGTCCCGGCCATATCCATCATGTGCGCCCAGCTCTGAATAGCGCCCTTGGCAAAGTTCGAGGCGGCAAGCTTCGGCTCGCGCCACCAGCTATCATCCTGTCCCAGATTGGGCGATGCCGGATGATTGCCGCCGCCTGCGATCTTCTCCAGATCGGCATCCGATAGATGGGATAGCGGGTCAGTTGGCGCAGAAGCTGGCGCGGTTTGGACGGGCGCAGCCGGAAGTCCAGCAGCGCGCGCCAGGTCTTCATCTGAGAAATTGCTAAGATCGGTCACGGCGCGGGGGCCTGCTGTTGTGCTGCGGCAGCGCGGCGCCGCTGAAGTTCTTCGAAGGCCGTCAACGGATCGACATAGGCCGGTATGACGTTCTTCGGGTTAAGTCCCTGAGCCTGGACTTGAGCGCCCAAGGAATCCGCCTGCTGCCGATAGTTTATCCGTGAAGCATCCATGCGGTTTTTTGCCTGATCCAACAGCTGGACGCGTGTCTCTGGTGCGAGATGTTGGCCGTTGCCGTACCAGGATTTGACCAAGCCAATGACGTTATCCGGAAGTCCCTGTGAGTGCTCCATGAATGTGTCGAACGATCCCTGCCGAACGGTTGCGCCCGGATTGAACATCTTGACCAAGCCGTCAATCAGATTGATGTCCGATGCCTTATCTGTCGCCTGTGCGGCCGCCATCACGTTCTTGTAGCCCTGCGCGGTCTGGAAATATTCCTTAGCCGTTTCAGAGTTGCGGAACTGCTCGCCGACCTTCTGCTCTTGGTCGTTTTTCTCAGCAGGTGTAAGCGGCTTTACGGCATTCGCCTGATTAGTCCCCGAAGCCGTCGCAAACGCTTTAGGCCCGGCATAATTCAAGTCTGAAACATTCCGCGCATTGGCATCCGCCCCCGCTATTGCCCCTGCCTTCGCCGCCTCGGTTCCCATCGTCTGGGTATTGATTGCATTCGTCTGGCCGATCCGCCCTTGCGTCACGCTCGGATCGACTTTCGCGAGTTCTGACGCTTTAATTTTCGCGGCTTCAGTCCCGGCCATTGTCGTATCATAGCCAGGAATTGCCGAAATGCTTACCGACCCATCTGGGCCGATATTCAGCGACCGACCATCCTTTGCTGCTTCCAACTGAACTTCGGCCTGCTTCTGCTGGATCGACTGAAGCAACTGCGTGCCCTGCATCACGAAATCGGGAAGATTCCTTTCCCTGCCCACCTGGATCATGCGATAGGCACGGTAAATCTGCTGAGCGAACGGCCCCGCAGTTCCAGGCGTCGGCACACCCGTGACGGATTGCTGCGGTGCGGGCGTAGAAGCATCTGGCGCGGCCGATGACGCTGAAGATGAGGCTCCGGGTGAAGCTGTCGGCGCTGGCCCACCGGCTGCGATCTGTGGTGCCGGTGATTGCGACTCACCAGCGGGCGAGGGAGATCCTGAAGTCTGTCCCTGCGGGGCATCCGCACTCGAACCGCCGCTGAAAAAATTGCCGATGCGCTCGAACAAGCCGGGGCTCTCCTGCTGCGCTGGCTGCCCCGTTCCGCCCATGCCCGGATATAGCTGCTGCAGCGCCTGGACGCGGTTGTCCTGCGCGCCTTTCAGCATCATTGCCCCAATCATCGGCTGAAGGGCGCGCGCTAGCTCCTGGGTGCCGGAGCGCAACGGGGAATTGTCTGCGCCCGACTGCATGAGCTGCTGCGCCAGCATCAGGCGTGGATCGGTCCACGCGACGGGATTGATTCCGAGATCGGCCATGGGCTGTCCTCGTTAAGGTTGCGGCGAGCCGCCCAGCATGAACGGAGTTGGGGCGGGCTGCTGCATCGTCGCGGATTCGGTGATCGGCTGCTGATTGGGCTGCTGCCCCATCATCTTCTGCATCATCATCATGCGCAGCATGGGGTTCATGCCCTGCGCCAATCCGCCGGCAAATGAGTTCTGCGCTCCACCGCCTCCACCGCCAGCGCCCATCAAGGCTTGCGCCAGCATCATCCGCTTTGGATCATCCGAGGATGAGCCGCCCAATAGGCCGCTGAGCCCAGTAAGTCCCGAGAGATCCATAGCCCTAGCTCCCGTACATGAGGTTGCTCACCGGCGCACCGCTGAGGCCGCTCCCGCCCATTTTGCCGCCACCATAGGGCGATCCACCCATCTTGTTTCCGCCTAGTCCGCCGCCTGAGGAAGGGCCTGCGCCCATCTTGCCGCCGAACTGCCCGCCACCATAGGAAGAGTAGGGAATCTGTGACTGGATCGGATTGGAGCCGCCGATCGCACCCGGGGCGGGTTGCTGGCCGAGACCCCGGCTGAGCATATTCTGAAGGATCGGCGCCATCCCCTGCGCGCCCTGCTGAGCCTGCGCATATTGGGCCGAGTTCTGCGGAGTGATCGGCCCGGGCCTTGCGATCTGACCCAGATGGGGGGCGCCGGCCTGCGGTGCGGGGTTCCCCATCTTGAACCCGCTGCCACCAGAAACTGGAGCGCCCTGCTGCGGTCCATTGCTGCCGAGTTTACCGCCACCAGCAACCGGGGCAGGCTGCGGCGCAGCGTTACCCATTTTCGAGTCAGCCATTATCTTTCTCCTGAATTATGCCGCGAGCGCCTTGGCGTAATCGACGTGCTTGATGCCACCCGAGGTAATGACCGCATGGGGCGCGCGTTTCTCGACATCCTGCGCCATAAGGCCGATCTGGGGTTTGTCGTCCCAGGCATAGCGATAGGAATAGATCGGGAAGCCGTTCTCTGTCCGGCCGACGCGCTTGATATCCCGCTTGACCCGGCGATCCGACAGAATGGCGGCGCTGCCGAGAGAGCCGGCGAGAGAACCAAGACCGCCCTTTTTCGCCGAGTTCTGCGCAACTTGGGACTGGTATTGAGCCAACTGCTGCTGAGCGTTGAGGCTGTAGGCCCCCAGCGCATCCACACCGGGCCCCGAACCTGGAAGCGACGGCGAAGAGAACTGGCTGGGCATTCCAGCTTCAGACATCAGAGTGGCTATGCGCTGCTGTGTTGCCGAATTGTTGAGGCCGGCATTTTGCAGAGAATCGGTAAACGTCTGCTGTTTGGCGGCATTGCCGAAGCCTGCGGTTGCCAATGCTTGGGCGAGCTGTTGCCCAGCAGCCGAATTCGCAAACTGCCCGCTTTGCAGCATCTGCTGGTATTGCTGATTCTGGGCGGCATTGTTCAGGTTGGCGTTCGAGAGGCCCTCCCCGAAGCCCTGGGCCTGCGCTTGATTAGCGAAGTTGCCCGACGCCAAAGCATTTCCGACGCCGGCTTGGTTTGCCTGAAGGCCCATGTTGAACAGATTGCCCTCGACCTGAGAGCCCTGCGTCACTGCGTTGTTGAAGGCGCTCGTATAGGCGTCGTTCTTACCTTGGGTAAACTGCGTCATCGCCTTATTCCAGGCGGCCGAGTTCTGCGGGATGCCCTGGTTGGCGAGTTGGGTTTCGAGTTGGGTCTGCTGCTGCTGCCACTGCGGATCGAGACGGCTTTGAGCCTGACCGTAGACCGAATTTACCGCCTTGTTGTAGGCGGCGTTATCGGCCTGCGGAATGCCCTGAACCCCCGAAAGATTGAGGTTGTTCTGAAGCGGCGTGCTGTTGACACCGCGTTGTACTGGCCCCGCACTCCCCAATGACGTAACCGGCACACCTGGATTGGCGACGCTGGTCTGAAGTGATGGGAGGGTCGCTCCATATTGGAAGTTTGCCGGCTGGAGCTTAAGGCCCGCGAGGGCGTCCTTGCTGAGGATATTGGATTGGTCGTACAGCCCCTGCTGTGTAGGTGAAAGCCCCGTGGTTTGCTTCCACTGACCATTTGCGCCCTTGCTCCAGGTCGATGATCCGCTAGGACCGACCTGATTGACGCGGTTTGCATTCGCCTGCGCGTTAATGACGGCTGTCGGGTCGATCGGAGTCGGCGCCGAGGGGGAATCCTTACCCATTTACAATGCCTCCCAGCCACTTCGCAGCTTCAGCGCGCAACATGCCCGTGATGTAGACGCCGGCCCCATTCTCGAGGGCATCACGAATATACCCTTCGCGGACGAAGCCGAGCCCGTTCAAGAATTTCACAGATCGCTCGTTTGTCTCATGAACCAGGGCCGTAATCCGCTGGACGCCCAATTGCAGGAACGGATAGCTCAGGATGGCTCGAACCGTCCCTTTGGTTATCCACCGAGGCGAATCAGCCGCAATTGAGCACTCGATGCTCAGGGGCTTCCCATTGCTGGTGCGATAGTTCTCAAAGACGGCTACGGCCAAAAGATCATTGTTTCGGGCGACCCCGATCGCCACCGACCCAGCCGCAAAAGAGCAGCCCAGCCGTGCCCCGCACCAATCGAGCAATAGCTGATTGAGGTGTGCCCCTCCCGGAGCAAGAATTTCCGGAACCACCATGCGAAGGGTCAAATCAGCCCTGCCGTCTGTTTGAAAGTGAAGTCAGTAGCCAGCCAGGAAAGCTGCGCCAGCGTCGCGCCCTTCATGTGGATGGCGCAAACCCGCCCAAGGCCACCGACCGAGCTCCAAAGCTCGGAGATCGTTTGGCCGTCCGACCATGGCGCGGTGTCCCATAAAGCCGTATCCCATTCGCTCTCAGGAGAGCTGGGCAAGCTTGGCGGAACCTGCGGTATGTCCAGGGCGTAATCGACTTCCAAGACAATCTTGATCGCCGGGGTGCCCGCATAGCGGAAGATCGGGCGGATCAATGTCCAGAGCTTGTTCAGGCCCGGATCACCCATTGTCACGAAAGCTTGGCGGCATTCCCAATTGATCGCCGACCCATTATCCGAATAGCCCGTATCCCACTTGTAAACCGCCCCATCGGTCCCGCCGAAATATGGATCATCGTTCAGGAGAGCCCAGCAATTGGCGTTGATGTTGATAAATCTGCACCAGGCACCTGTTACCGTATCGGCGCAGTATTGCTGGATGGTCTGGTTTTGCGAGATCGGGACATTGACGATGCAGAGATTCCCCCGGGGATAGAGGAAAATCTGCCAACCGAAATTATCTCCATAAAGCTGGGTAGCGGTGTTAACGGCGCTCCCGATCTTCTGCGAAATCGCCTTGGTGGTATCAACCCGACCCAGCCAGAGAACTTGAGACAGCGCCACAAGGCCGTCCTGGCAGATGATGTAAAGATCGGCCCCGATCTTCTCAATGCACCTGTACCCGACCGGAACGCCGATGCGGCCTCGGTTCTGGAGCGCCCATTGCGTCGCATCGCCCGGATCGGTGCCGGCATAGACAGCGAATTCTCCCATATTGGTCAGGAAGACGATCAAATCCTGTTGTTCGGTCAGACCAGCGCGGCTCCAGGAGCCGATGGCAACCAGATGCCCGCCCAAAGGGAACAGCGAGGAAAGATCGAACGATGTTGCGGCCCCGCCGATGGAATTAACCGGCAAATACCAGAAGGCGAGGGAGTTCTTGACGACGAAATACAGCCGCTGCTGATAAGCGCAGATGTTGATGATCGTGCTTGAGGTTAGACCCGTAATAGCCGGGGTCGTCTGGATTGTCGTTCCATTGAAATTCCACGGGGTATCGGCCCCGTTGACGGCAACAATAAATTCTCCGCCAGGCGTTCCGAAATTTGTGAACTGCCAGCGGTTGCTCGTGTATCCGGTTCCCAGAGCCGCCCCAACTGCGCCTCCGGCCGTGACATCGAACACCGAACCATTTGCTGCGGCCAGAAGCTTCTGGGCGGAAGGACCACCGTAATTGAACAGCGTCTCGACGTTGCCGCCCAACCCGGTTGCGAAAGATTGGTATCCCTTCCTCACCGTGCAGTCCGAGGTTGTCGGAATTATATTGTCCATAATCAGTGAATAGACGGGGTCCATCGCCGCGATGGAATCGTAGACATTCCATCCCCCGATTGGAGAGGGAAAGCGGGTTGACTGAGCCAGCTGAGTTCCCCGTCCGGCCCCTCTAATGGACGGATCGCGGCTTGGTATTGGGAGCGGCATCAGGTGGGCCAGTTGCCGTCAGGGAGATTGGGATAGCGCTGGTTCCAGTACCTGGAGCGCCGACCCATGCTGATGATCTTCGGATTGCCGCCGTCAGAGGATTCCCGCTCGCCAAGGCAATCCTGGTAGCGGATCAGATCCTCGGTATAATCTATGCCTTTCGCGGCCTTAAACCGAACGACAAGACCATAGGTCATCATCGTTTCGTCTAGGAGACCTACGTCGGTATCTGCGCTCCACTGGTATTGCCAAACCGATCCATCGGCATTGCTGCACCAGTTTTTGGACGTGTACTCCCAATAGATATTTTCCCCAGCGGGCGGAATCGGGAAGATATTCAGGTGGCTCTCGATGATCCGGAACCCAAAATACGGTCCAGCCGCCGACCACGCCTGAGCTGCCGCCCATTCCGTGGGAGACATCGGCCCGATCAGTTCGCGGATCAGACTGAGGTCCCACGGCGTTCCCGACACCATCCGGTCATAGTCGGCGCCGAGAACATCGGTAACCAGGCCCTGGTCCTGAGCATTGATCGTCGTGGTGGTGACGATCTTGGCCAGTTCCTGCCAGGGCCGTTTCCGCGCAAGTTCGATCCCTTCCATGTTCGACAGGGCGAGTAATTGGACCACATTGCCGTCACTGTTGTTGATGACAATATTCGGCTGTGGGATGCCAATCATCGCCGCTGCGTTTTGAACGATGGTAAGGAGCGACATTTAAGCGGACACGTTCGCGCTGTAGCTCGATACGCCGCTGACATTCGCGATACAGCGGAAGATCGCCGACTTGTTCGCCGGGACGTTGACGCCGGTATTGACCGACAGGCCGTTGATCTGGCCGCCGACCGGGGGATAGATCACGGCGGTGGTGCCGCTGGTGTTCACGACCTCCTGGGTGCGGCCGATATTATGATTGGGCAGGATGCCGCCGGTCTGGGAAGCAGCGGCAGTCACAATGTTTACGGTCGGCACAAGAGCGGCGGCGGTGCCCTGGGTCGTGCCGGTTAAGGTCACGGACCCGATACGCTCGCCAATGATTTTGGCGGCTTCGGGAGCAATACCGGCGGCGGCAAGATTATCGGAAGAGGCGCCCATGATTG